GTCTTAATACCAACGCGGCTATTAATAACATCAATATAGAGTAAGTCAGTCTCAAAGGCAAGTGGAACCCCTTGACGTACAAGGTTAGCCTTTAAGAGCGGACCCGTAATTCGACCAACAGCCATCAGCTCTCCTAAATACCCCGTGTTTCACGGTTAACCACCTTGCATTGCGGGTTTACCACAGTTGAATATCGTAAAAGTTTGGTCAACTTTTACAGTAATAGTATTTAGCTGATTTAATTTTTTACCCTAGTATAAGGGTCCACTCGTCCATGACATTGTAAACTTCATCAAGAGTTAGCACTGGGCTTAAACCGATAGCCGGTATCCAATCAACACCGTTATAAATTTCGGCAGCACCTAGAACAGTATTATATCTAATATATCCAGTTACCGGAGTTGGTCGATTATCAGTTGTCCCAACGGGAATTGATATACCAGCAGTTCCTCCAAACTTAACATACCCGTATCTAGTGGACGCAATAGTTAATGCTGAGTTAGTATTGTTAATAATAGAGTTATGATCAAAGAAATTAACTCCATTAAATGTTACTTGGCCGCTACCGTTAGGTGTTAAGTTGATTGGATTAGCACTAATAGTATTGCTAAAAGTACTGCCGCTAATAAGTAAATTTCCAGTATATATAGAATTTACAGTTGTAGAATCTGCGCTAACATACCCTGCATCGGTAACATTTGAAAATATAGTTTTCCATTGTTGTGTATTAGATCCAAGGTTAAAATCTGGAGCATCTACTAAAGTATTTGTTTCATCTTCTGTAATAAAAATATCGCCTAACTCATCAGTTAACGCTGATGACGGATAGATACTTGGAATAATATCACTGTTAACGTCAGATGCAAACACAATATTATCAGTGTTTTCATTACCCAATGTAATATCACCGTCAAATGTAAGATTACCAGTAACATGTAAGTTAGCATTGATATAAACATCTGTACCTGGATTTAAATTAATCTTTCCAATGCCAGTAGGATACAAATCTATATCAGTGTCAGTAGTAGTACTTTGAATTAAATTAGTGTTAAGTTCTAAATTATCAGTTGTTAATCCTGGAGACGTGATAGTACCGCTAGATACTACAACATTACCTGTAAAATAATAAAACGTATTTTGAACAAAGTTTCCGCCAGAAATTGTAATCGTACAGCTTTCATTATTATCGCCAGGGTCTGGGACATTACTGACTACAGTTCCAATTAATATGCCGCCTGCGCCATATGCTAACCATCCTTCCTGAATTCTGTCAAACCCTTCAGATGTGTGTAACGGCCCGTATGTTCTAAAAAAGTAGGCTGCATTGCCGCCCACTGAATAATTCATAGCACCTGTAGTTGTAACAAAATTTGTAACTTGAGCTGGTTGAATATAAATGGTGCCTATGCCATTAATAATTCGATTAGTGCTTACAGTATAGTTTCCAATACTGGAAAGAATATCAGTTTTAAAATTAGTTGATCTAATTTTAACTGGTACATCTAACTCTCGGCCAGGAGTAGATGTATTAACCCCAATGCGGCCATCTACTACATTTAAGTATAGTAAATCTGGGTCTGTTTGAAGATTTCTAAATGATAAATCAATCCCGTTACGTGTGAGATTGTTGGCAAGTAACGGGCCACTGATTCTACCTAATTCTGCGCCCATAAGTTATCCTTATTGGTCAAATCCAAGCAATACGTTAATTGGAGTTGAGTTAAATCCTAAGCCGCTGTATAAAGGATCTGATGTAAAGTTTAAGTAATATCCGGCTGGTGCTGTAAATGTTAGTGTTGTTCCGCTAAGGATAGCACCGCCACTGACAGTTTTGCTTAATGTAATAGTTGTACCGTTAGTGACTGTTGCAATAGTGTTTGATTGCAAATAAGGACTGCCTGTTACAACACTTCCTGTAGGAATTGTAGCTGTACTTGATACTGTTAATGTACCGGCACCATTGTTTGCTTGTGCAGATAACGCTTTTGTTGCTACAGGATTTTGAGTAATTGTATAGTTTGTATTGTAAATTTGCAATACGTTTCCTAGCATAACTAAAATACTTTGGCCGCCAAATGAGTCATTGTTGCTTGATATATTTGAAGGAGCGTATAGAGAATTTAGTGGGCCATAAAAATAACTGTAACCATCAATGTATCCTAAATTCTGCAATGTAATTTTTGTTGCTTCTTTAAAACGTAGACTACGCCATGAGCTACCTTGATACACTTGAACTTCATTAGTATCGACATTATAACGCATCATACCGTTAACTGGACTTGCTGGTACTTGTGCAGTTGTGCCGCTAGGCAATACCATACTTCCAGAGTTACGGGGATTAACATAGACGTTTGCACTTGATACATCAGAATATACTGTTGTATCTTTTAGTTGTCTACGATTGATAGTTTGTCGTTTTAAAAATCTCATTGTATTATACCGGTAAAGTACTTACAGTTGCAGTTATACCAGTTCCAGAACCAATTGCTACTAACGTATCATTGTTTGCTAGAACTAATTTTTCTTGATCAAAACTTACAGTTTCACCTGCTGGTATTGTTAGAGTATTTACAATCATATTTCCAGTGCCTGGAGTACCAATACTGCCTGTACTATTTGCCACAGCATACATTGTTAATGTTCTATCAGTAACACCAGTGTTACAAAAAATAACAGTGGTAATTGCATTGTTACCTGAGCTTGTATAAATTACAGTATTAGATGCTAAAACTGCTGAATTTGATATTGCCATGTTCTTTCCTTATAAGAGAATGCTTAATAGCACTGCTCTGTTTTTACTTACTAATTCATCTTGGTTATACGAGTTTGCACCGTATGCAATATTATTAGTAAAGTATATACCTGTTCTTCCAGGACCCTCAGATGATTTTGTATACATGCGGACTGCACCACCATTTGCTGAAGGATCTGAAGTTTGATTGTCTAAATTTAGTACACCATTAATTTCAATATTATTATTTGATGCTGTAATAATTAGATTATTACCACCTGATTTATTTGAAATTGTATTAGAAAATAACGTAACGTTGTCAACTTCCAAACCGCTAGCAGTTATTTGAGAACGAACTGATTGATTAACAGCAAATTGAATATAGCCGTCGTATGTTTGTACACGAGACTTTTCAACGCCGCCAATACTTCTATAAATTTTATCAACGTCTGCAATACCTGGAGTATTTGATCCGGCCGCTACATAGTCAGTAATAAATTTTCTGTTTGGAATGTCGTTGTCTTGAGTAACTCTAGCTTCATATCCAGTTGTATTAACTAGACGTAATTTTCTAATAGAACTTTGTAAGTCAAATACTAAGTCACCTGCTGCCGATGTACTAATACTTGAAACTTGAATACCAGTAAGTCCTGCTCCTAGTCCTGTATCTGCATTAAATTGTCTAAAAACAAATGAACCTTGTTTATTAGTACTTGTTAACGCATCATAGTGCTGAATACTTTCATCAAATATTAATTGTGCGTCAGGGTATGCTGATTGATTAGTACCGCGAACAATTTGAATACCTGCTTGATAACCAAGGGCCGCGCTGATACCATTACCAACTTGGCCTTGGTTAACTTTAATAATATTGTCAGCAATAGTAGTGTTAACCGATTCAATTGTAGTTGTTATACCTTTAACATCTAGGTTACCAGTAATAACAACAGTACCAACAGATGATCCAGTATCAAGCGTAATATATCCGCCTGATTGAACTATTAATCTGTAATCGCCTTGACTAACTCTAACTATTTTTGACATGTATATTCCTTAATTAGGGACCGGAGTCCCTAAATTAATTAAGCGTTTTCAATTACTACAACACCAGTTTCAGTACCACTTGGTGCAAGTGCGCCACTGAACGCCCACTTGGCACTCTTGTATGTACCATCACTGTTTACTGGGAACTGATGTCCAGTTGTACCGTATGGAACTAAAACTGCTTTGTTAGCTGTTAACTTAGTAACGTAGTATGTCTTACCAGCTTGGTCAGTTGCTTTGATAGTCATTTGGCCGGCTGCTGGAGCTGCCGCAACTAATTGGCATAGTCCAGTACCCTGCGCTGTTGTAACTTTGTAACGACGATCGTTAGTTTGCTTCTTAATGTCAGCAATAACTGAGCTTGAACCGCCATTGATTGCCGGAATATAAGCGTAGGCAATGATTGCATTTTCTTGATTAGTTGCGCTGAATGCTGAACCACTGTCAGTTGTTAATGCAACTGAAGTAGCTGTTACTGACTGTGTAAATGTTAAACTGCCGGCAGATGGTGCTGATGTATAACCAGAACCTTGATCGGTAATAACAACTGACTTAGCACGGAATGTTAATACTGGTGTTGCTCCTGTACCTGTTCCACCACTAACGCTAGTAACTGGACCAAGTGTAGTAAATGATCCACGTGTTGTAATTGAGTTAACTGTAGTGATTGCACCGCCTGCTGTAGATGTTACATTAAGAACTGCTGTTCCACCTGCTGTATTAACTGTTAAGTCAAATGTTTGAGCATTGCCATAACCTGTACCGCCACTGATAGTAGCACTTAATACATCAGATGTTATTGTACCTAGTGCTGTTACACCACCTGGTAATGCAGGTGCTGGAAATGTAACTGTTGGTCTAGTAGTGTATGAGCCTAGTGCATTTAATACTACACTTGCTATACCTTCGCCACCAATACCATTATCAGCTGATGTGCTTGATGAACCGATGTTACGGTTACCAAAGAATTTTTTGTTTAAAGGACGTCCCATTTTGTTTTCTCCTTAAGAAAAATAGCGTTCTAGGCTATACGCGGTTGGATTTCCGCATAAAATTCACCCCGTGTGAATCATACTATGTATTTATGCAATCAAGAGAAAGGGCTCCGAAGAGCCCTTGCTTGTTTTCTTTAAGTAATGAATTACTTGAAGCTAACGTTAGCTAAGGAAACCTTACCTAAGTAGGCAGCCGCATTACCTAGTGATGATGCAGTGTTTGACAACTCAAAATAACCATAACGTGTCATTAATGATACGACTGGTTCAAATGTTGATGGATCTAAAACAACACCTGAGCTCATCAATGGAATGTATGGGCAATAGAATGCAGCCGCATCAGACTCTGATGAACCTTTGTAACCGATCAACACATCTGTTGTATCGTTTGCGTATGTGTTAACATAGATCTTCATAGCATTGTTCAATGTACCAACAAACTTAGTGTTTGTAGGAGCTTCGAATGTGCCTTCTGTTGTACGAGCAAATGCGCTAGTAGTAGCAGACTGAAGAATTGTTAAAGCAAATGGACTTACTACAGCCCAGTTACCAGCGCCACGACGTGTACGCTGAGCGATCAAGTTAGATACGCGGTTGATTTGAACTGCCAATGCGGCATGCTCGTCACCAACGAATGTAGCTGTACCAGAAACTTGGTTTTGATCGAATTGCTCTGTAGCTGAACCAGCTAAAGATGCTAGGCTAGCTAGGATCTCTTGGTCGATTTCAGCAGTGATTTCTTGTGCCAAAGCAGCCATAACTTCTGCTTCGATGTCAATACCTTGTTGGGCTTGTGCATCTTGAGCAGCCTCGAATGTCCAACGTGCAGACAACTTACGAGTTTTAGCTTCAACTGTTTGTTTCAAGATTTGAATAGACATACGCTTACCAGCGGCGCCTTCCAATGTTGCTGTAGAAGCAGCCTTAGCAGGAGATGTATCATTTCCTGAGTATGCTTCAGCAATCTTGAATGGGCTTAATGCCTCTTCACCAGCTGTTACGCCAGTTGCGCTATCAGCGTAACGTACACGTAAAGTATGGATTTGACCAACTGGGCCAGTCATTGGTTGTACACCAACCAACTCGTTAGCGATAACTGTTGGCATAACACGACGGATTACTGGTAGAATCACGCGGTTTAATGTTGCGACGTTGCCGGCAGAAGTGGCACCAGCTGTAGGACTTTCCATCAAATACTTACGAGTATTTTCTAGTGTAACGCCCATAACTGATTTTTTAGTGCCTTGAAGGCCTTCTAAAAGAGCTTCTTTTGTTTCCGACCAACGGCCATTTAGTAGTTCTGACATTTAAATTTCTCCTTAAATTTTTAGTCCAGCAAGGCGACGAATGTCAATAATGTTATTGTCGTTCTCGCTGCTACGATTGCTGTTGGAAACTTTGTTTCCTGTAATTTCTTTTGCCTCTACAAGTGCCTGTTTCTTCTGCGGAGCTTTTCCGGCCACTACAGCTGGAAGATACTTGTCAAAACTCTCAACGAGTCTTGCCGTTTTCACACTCTCCATCAACTCACCCATGATTTCACGTTGCTCGCTGTTAAGCGGTGCAAGTAACTCACTCATGATTTCTTTACGTTCTTGCGATTCTTTTAGTTTCGCAATCTCTGCTTCTTTACTTTCTACTAGAGCTTTTGCTTCTTCGGCGGCTTGCGCTGCCTCGGCTACAGCTAACTCTTTCATGTCTATGACTTTGAGTAATTTTGCAGTTTCAGATCTCTCTGAAAGGTAACTAGTTTGATATTCGCTAGCAAAAGCTTCGAATAACTTACGTCCAAAATCGTTACGACGAGCGGCTTCAATGTCTTCTTTCAAGCTGTGTAGTTCAGAATGTAATCCTTCGCTAACAACTTTGTCGACCATTGCGGCAGCACGTTCAACGAACTGTTGCTTAACTTTCTTAAGTTCTGCTTTGCCCTCACGGACTAAACGAACTTTAGTTTCTGCTAAGTCTTGTTTGTCTTTGTAAAACTCTGTAATTTCTTGAGCAAGAGCTTCTACAACGAATTGTTCTAATTTGCCAAACTTTTCAGCCATTACAACCTGATCTTCATGCAACTCTGCTACTTCAGAAGCTAGTTGACGTGTAACGAATTCCTTCATTACAGCGGCATCTGCCTTCATCTTAACAGCGTATTTTGCTTTCATTTCAGCTAATTGCTTGCGGTCGTCTGCAAATTCAACAAGCTCGCCTGCTAATTGGTCAGTGATCATACGATCAACTGCTTCAATCATAGTTTGCTTGTCGTGCTCATATTTCTGAGCAAATTCTTCGCGTAGGGATTGAGTAGCTTGTTCTTTAGCTTCGCTGATGCGGGCTTCGAACGCAGACTCAATAGACTCTTTGATCTCTTCTGAAATCACATTGTTCTCAAATAAACTTTTTAGTGCATCCAACATGTGATTCTCCTTGTTATTGGAGTTTGTTTATTATTGCTAATAAACTCTCTTTGAGATATTTTTGTGCTTTAGGATCGCCTTTCACCTCTTGCGCTATGCGTAAGGCACTTAATCCGCCCTTATTATTCATAAGGTGTTCATAAATTGGTGTAGGATATGCTCCAGGAGCACTAGGTTGAGCTACCATATCTACTGTGATAATCTCAAAATCTGATACTTCACCGGAGCCGTCATCTTTGACGTTTCCGGATCCGCGACTTGAAACACCTAGCTTAACGCCGCTTTCCAGCATTGTCTTGATAAGTTGTCCCATAGGGGTTGGTAAAATTTTAAGTTTACCGTAACCATTAGGACCGTCCATCCACATATTAACTATCATGTGTGACACACGGTCCAGGTTAATTTTTAGATCATCTGGATGATCTACTTCTCCGAGAACTGAATAGCCATTTTGAATCTGATCGTTAAGGGTCTTAACAGCCTTGCCAATCTCATTAACAGGATAAACTCGCTGATTTGCGTTGCGTATACCGCCCTGGATGCAAATCCCGGACATGTATAAGTTTTTTCCTTCTTTGTCATCAGACTCAACGACCATTTTTGCTTCATTGAAACTGAGATTCTCTCGGAGGTATAAAGACATATTGTTAGTAGTCTCTGTTATTACTTACGTGAACCAATGATGCTTTTCTTATCAGGTGCTGTGTCGCCACTGCCCTTCTTTTCTGCACCGTGACCAGGTTCTTTCTTCTTGAACGCTGTCTTACCTGCATTAGCACCTGGCTTATTAATATTACCAGCATCTTGTAATGTTGTGCTTGGCTTAGCTAAACCGCCTGCTGTTCCGCCAGTTGTTGTTGAAAAGCTCTTAGCGATGTTAGCAGTTGTACCGCCCATATCGTTTTTGCTAGCAACTACTGATTTAGCATTAGCACCGTTGTCACCGTGCTTTGGTAGTGCAACTTTGTCTACATATTCCATCATTGCATCAAGTTCATCATGACCGCCCATTTCTGGTTCTGCGCCCATGTCATCACCGCCCATATCGTGGATACCTGGGTGATCATGTTCTTCTGCTTCTTCGCCAGCCATTAGCTGTTCAAATTCTGCTTTTAATTCATCTAATGCGTCTTCTAGATCCATAACACGGTCTTCCATATCGCCGTCTTCTGAACCTTCTTCGCCGTCTTCTTCGCCATCAACATCGCTAACAAAGTCGTCGCCTTCATCGCCGCCTACTTCGCCATCATCTTCAGAATCATCAGACTCTTCTTCCTCGCCTTCTTCTTCTTCCTCAGCTTCTTCTTCTACTGGGGTTTCAGCGGCAGGATCTGCTGGAGGCATTTCATCTTCCATAAAGTCAGATTCTAATAGCTCTTCATAGATTTCGCGTGATTTTGCAACTACGATATTGTGAAAAATTTCTTTTGCTGTTTCTTGATCTTCATTGATCAAAGCTTCAAGCATAGCTTCAAATTGGGTACGATCAGTCATTGTTTGTTCTCCTGTGAATGATGATTACAAGGCTGTATTATATTTACACTTTATATTAAAAAGTGGTATAATATAGCCGTAAAACGACGTGTTTTAATAAAAAACGACAACTTATGCTGGAGGAGCCGCAGGAGTCATGTACATTGCATGTATAAATTCTAACTCGCGTTCTTGTTCCAGTATATGTGCTTCACTAGATTTACGTATTTCATTGATTTGTCGTAGCGTTAATCTAGTCTTACGAGTATCTTTTCTATGCAGACCAGATTGATCACGCTGAGGTTCATAGCGTAAATCATTAGCTACATGACGTGTGTCAGGATCGATATAAAAAAGCTCTCGAAGAATCATATTGTATTTATGCGGCTGGTGGTGTTGCAGGGGCTGCGGCCACTGCTGGAGGTGCTTCTGCTCCAGCTGTCATGTCACCTTCCATACCTTCTGGAGCAGATAAATCGCCAGCGGCACCAAGGTCACCTTCAATGCCAGCGGCACTTAGTCCTGCTGAACGCATTTCTCCAGCGGCATCCGTGTATGTAGGTTGTCCTTTACCTTGCTCTTCTCCCCATAGGCGTTCATTTTCTGCTACTTCCTCGTCATTTAGACCTAGGAAACGTTTCAATGCAAAGCGTTTTGACATAAATGGCACTGCTTGAATAGTGTTAAACGTATTAATACGTTCAGCATCAAGCGCACTTTGACGTGTTGATGCAAAGTTTAAAGGAGGATTAAACTTCAATTCAAACAAGCTAGAGTCAATATTCACACCGCGTGTGTACATGTAACGCTTAAATTCTTCATCAAACACGTATGATACTAGTGCTTGTAAACGTTCGCAGTACTTGTTAAAGCGTAGTTCTTGAATATATGCTGTACCTACTCGGCCATCATTATATGATGCCTGTGAGTCGTCTGCACCGGTTGGCAGATAGCTACTTGGTATACGTAAACCACGGAATAATTTGTTAGTAAAGTACTTTAAGTCGTCAATTTCACCTAAGTTAGTACCGCCAGGTAATGTTTCTACTTTAGAACCACGTCCTTCTGCTGTCTGTGGAAAGAAATAGTCTTCATTGATGCTTAAAGGATTGTATGCGGAGTCTATGACGTTCTGTCCACCACCCGTCTGACTTGGAATACGGCGTTGATGAATCTCATTCTTTACACGCTCAACGAATGCCATTGCCATATGACTTGGCATATTACCGACGTCAATATGGAATACTCTGCGCTCTGGAGCACGTTGTATACGATAGATAAGAATAGCATCTTCTAGTAGTTCTTTTTGCTTGTATACTTTAAAGATGTTTTCTAATAAGCTGTTACCAAATGGATAGTTGTTGTCTAATCCTTCTGATAATGATAAGTGAACAATATGCCCAGAATCAATAGCGTGTTCTGTTTCAGTTGTACCAAAGCGACCGCCACCTGACGATACTGTTGTTTTAGGCATTTGACCGCCTTGATTACCAAACCCGCCGCTACCGGCCATACCGCCTGTTCCATTGCGTGGATTAATGTTAGGAGTAATTTGTGTAGCTACTAAGTTTTCAAAGTTAGGAGCAAGATCCTTAACAACATACTGTTCTGGCTTCTTACCTTCTGATTCATTAACAATAACTTTAGTAATCTTACTTGGGTCAATATAATTCCAAGTATTTGTTTCTGGATCACGGATAAAGAATGCATCGCCGTACTTAAATACGTTGCGAATAATACGGAATATGCGTGTGTCAAACTTGTTTAGTTTGCACCACTGTTGCATATACTCACCTAAAATTTTAATTTCAGTGTTAGTTGCTTTGTGGCGCCATTGAATTGAGAACGGAGTCTTGCCGTCTTTAAGTTTTTGTGTGCAAAACTCTGCTAGGATGTCTAATGCGGCATTAACTTCTGGATCACTATCCATAACTTCATACTGCTGATAACGTTCTACACGATTTGGACTGCCTGAGTATACATCTGGCAAGTAAGAACTATAATTAGATTTAGCCGGGCCTGCACGATTAGATTGATTGCTGCCAGAAATTGGACTCAATGAAGTGCCTGTCGGTACTGGTGTAAAAAATTTCTTCCAACTCATATTTGTCCTTATGGCGTAAACCTATTATTGCTACTAATCTTTCTATTCATACCTTCCGCAATATTATTATTAGTATCTTGTAGTGACACTAATTGTCCCATCATCTTATTTAATGAATTTAGTGCTTCTAACATGTCTTTCTGAGTGGGCTCTTCAATAGGAGCACTACTTGAATTCTTTTGGGCTTCATACTCTTCAGCACGTTCTGCAACTGTTTTAGGTTGCGCTGTTTGGGCTTTTTGATCTGCATCGCTTTTTGTTTTAGCATCAGTAGCAATGCCTGAAACTTTAGTTTGGATTCCAGCAAACATATCTTTCATATTTGGAATACCACCGGCCATTTTATCCGAGCCTGCTGGCATTTTCATATTTTTCTGCATATCGTTAAACACAGATTTAAATGCATCAGGGCTTGAAGCTGGAGGTTGTTTAACATTAGTTAAATCTGGTATTGCTGATTTTTGAGCACCTTTAACTAAGTTAGTTAATTGATCAGGTGTAAAAACAGTTTCTCCTTTAGCTACTTTACCATAAAAATCTTTTGTTTCAAATAAGCTACCAGTCATGCCTAGTGTACCAGTATCTCGTTTTTCAACTGTTTTACGGGGAGCTTGATTTTCGCCACCACCTGCACCAGCAATACGTTTGTTAATTTCTGCGGGGGACACATACATATTAGGAATTTTACCAGCAGTACGATCAACTACATCACCTAACCCTTTAATTGCTAGTGAGGTTCCTTTAGAAGATGCTACGATTGCGGCATTTTGTGCAGAAGCATCTGCTTGATTGTATGCCTGTACCACTTGAGCACTTTCATTTCTCTTGCCAGTACGTGGATCAATACCTTGAATATTTGCATTAGCAACGTTTTCTTGATATTTTTTGGCGGCGGCAATGTCTGCTGGCTTGCCTTGTTTTTCTAATTGTTGTTGAGCCTGTGCAGTTGAACTTAGACGAGCTTGATTTTCTTTAAAGAATTGTCGTTGTGCTTGCCCAACTTCACTTTTATCATTTTGTAAATTGCGTAAAAATTCTTTACTACGCATATACTCGTCTGCATTGTTTTTAGCACGAGCTAATGCACGGTCAGCATCGGCTTTTTCTTCAGCAGTTTTAGCATTCTTTTGTGCTAGAATGGCTTTTTCTAAATCTGCACCGGCTGGGCCTAATGCGGCAAATTTGGCAGAACCTTCAGCAGTTCTAATACCGCCTGTTAAAATTTCACCAGCTAAATCATTAATACCAGGTCCTAAATCTCCAAGCTGACTATTAACACGACCAAATGCTTCTTGCATTTCTTTGCCGCCCATCATAATTTCAGCTTGTACATCAATGTTTTCCGAACGTGCATTCTGTTCAGCTTGTAATTGACTTATTGACTTACCACTTAATTGAGCATACTTGGCTAGTTCTTGTGCGTTTGCACCTGCTTCATCAACTAGTCCTTGACGTGATTTCTTTTCTGTTAGGTCTGTAAACTTACGATCTTGTAAGTATTTGGCAAAGTATTCATTTTGCTGATCGTTAGTCATACCAAGATCAGTCATTGTTTTACCATACTTGGTCTTAAATTCACCTAATGCAGTTAACACACCATCGGCGGCTTGACCACCATTAATACCTAATCCTTGTAGTCTAGGTCCAACTGTAGACATAATCTGTGTAAACTTCTCAGGAGTAGTACCAGCGTTTGCTAATTTCTCATTAAAGTTAGCAATGTTCTGTCCAAAGTTAACACCTTGTTGGTTAAGTTGGTTCATACTACCAACTGTACCTTGTAATGCCTGTACCTGCTGGCTACCTAAGGCGCCCAACGGTGCCCATACTTTGCCTAGTACACCTGCAATATCATTAAGCACTGTTCCAGTAGCACTTGCGCCGTTGCGTAGTTTAGCTAAATCTTCAACTAATCCAGATACTACTCCGCTAGCCGCTGGTGCGGCTGCGGTTCCGCTACCAGTTCCGCCGGCAGTTCCACCACCGCTTTTACCAATAATACCAGCAAGTCGATCAGCTTGATTGTTTAACAATCTTTCCATCGATGCTTGATCTAGATCTGACATAAATTAATTCCTGAAAAAGTGCGTATATAAATACACTTACATATATTTATCCGGAGTTTCTATGGCCAATAATCCATTACAAAAGTATTTTAGACAACCAAAAATCTTTATCGGAGTACCGTCAAAGGGTGTTTACACTAAACCCGGCGTCCTTACAGGGGAAATTGAAAACATGCCAGTATACGGTATGACCGGTATGGATGAAATTATTATTAAAACTCCAGATGCATTGCTAAATGGAGATGCAGTAGTTAAAGTTATTGAAAGTTGCTGTCCAAACATTAAAGATGCTTGGGAATTAAGTAGCGTCGACTTAGATGCTATTATGGCTGCTATTCGAATCGCTACGTATGGAAATGCAATTACTATTTCGCATCAGTGTGTACATTGCGATCATGATAATGAATATGAATTAGAATTAAGTAAACTAATTGAACATTTTGCTCATGTATTGTATGATAATAAAGTTGTATTGAAAGATGTAGTAGTTCAAATTAGACCATTAACATATAGACAAGTTACTGATTTTAGCCTGCGCAATTTTCAACTACAACAACAATTACAACAAGCAAGCAAGATAGAAGAAGAAGGCGAGCGTAAAAAAGCAACAGCTGAGTTATACACACAATTTGCATTACTACAAACTGAAGTTTATTCTGCAGGTATTGAAAGTATACAAGTTGGAAACACTAATGTTGAAGAACGTGCATACATTGACGAATGGTTGAACAATACTGAGACGTCAGTCTTTGATAAAATTAAAGAAAAGATTGACGAAAACAGAGATAATTGGAAAACTCCCGGACAAACTGCTACTTGTCAGAATTGTGAAAAAGAAAATACTTTAAACATTGATTTGGATTACGCAAATTTTTTCGCAACAGCCTAATTAGATTAAACACCGCAGATATTGAACAATATCTAGTTAGGCTAGACAACGAAGTTAAAGCGTTTAAAGAAGAGTTATTTAGAATAAGTTGGTATATGAGAGGCGGTGTATCAATTAATGATTTGCTACACACTTATTCTTTTGAAGATAGAACTATGCTTTATAAGATTATTGAAGATAATTTAGAGTTGTCTAAAGTTACTGGACAACCCTTTGTTTAATTTCCAATATCAATTTTAGGAACTATAGCACCATCTGCGTTACGAGTGTATTTTGATTTGTCGTATGCATAATCACTGTCAGCATCTGCTTTGTTAACAGTAGTTGGGCTTGCAGGTGTTTGTGTATCTTTATTAGGATCAACTTTGTCAGTTTCAGGTTCTGCTGGAGCTCCTGCTTTATTTTGATCTGTTGGACTTTTAAATTTACCGTCTGGATGACTAGAATCTACCCAATGCATTACTTTATCTACTAGTGCAACTCCATTGCCGCCTAGTGTATTATCAATGATACCTCTGCCAATTAAATTACCAACATCTTGACGGGCTTGATATCCTTTATCACTTACTAAGAAGGCAATGAACGCAACTCGTACCGCTTCAGATAAACTGTTTAATGTAACAGCAAATGCTTTAATAGCAGGACTTGGTGCTAACTTTAATACACGCATCCATATACTAAAACCAGAAAATACCTTAATGGCTGTAAAAAATACAGTACTGGTAGCAATACCTAATACAAGTTTAGTCATTTCGCCTTGACGGAAATCCTGGAATTCTTCTTCAGTCCATTCCCCGCTTTTAACTTTAGCCTCACCTTGCTCTACTGCACTATAATAATCATGGACTAGTACACCTAATCCTAAATATTTTAGTAATGCCAATCCATTCTCAGCAATACGAGCAACTTTTAATGCTCCTTTCCCATAAGTAGCACTTTTACTAACAAGATTAGGCGCTACTTTGTTGCCAAGATATTTTAATGCTTTGCCAGCATACTTACCGCCATGATGCCCAGCAAAATTTAATGCTTTGCCTACAAACGCTTCATTTGTTTTTATATCTTCGCCAATAAGTTCATGGATTTTCATTTGTATTATTCCTATGTGATATTTATCACAGTTCTTAACTACTTTAAGAAGAACTAACGTTCTTCTGCTTATCGCTATCGCTCAAGCTATTCTTGTTTTCTAATGAATTAATTAAACGCGAAGCGTTAAGATATTATCTAGATCGTTCAGTCACACTTTGCCCTTGCGGGCAAAAGTATTTTGGACATTATCTGAGTCGAACAATATCACACTAGCGTTAGCATTACAAGTATTTCTACTAGCTTAGGCGGTCATCCTGTACCTAATCATGCTGTCTTTATATGACGGCGGCCTGTGTACATACGCTAACACGTACACAAACGTGGGGCTACTACCCCTCTTTTAGCCTTGAAAATAGTCTCTTGCATGTTAAACCGGTTCTGTAGGCATATCCGATCATCGTCCTGTTAAGGATAGTAACAATGCTACTCTTCGCCAAGAAGAGATTCCTTACCGCCACACATCAGAGCGGATTTTGGGCACCTTAGTAACGCCGGTGCAGGCTTATTTGGCGTTTATTTGCCTAGTTTTCTTGGAGTTTCTTTATGTGTGAACCATGTACACGTACTTGAATATGACCGTTATAATAGTCATCTGATTCTAGTACACGTCTACTAAACTGTTCACGAGCCTCAATATACGAGCATTCCGATTTAGATTTGCAGTAATACAATATCTCTCTGCGGAAATTTTCTTTGCCTAATGTGTCTATATCTGTTTGAAGATTAGGACTGCTACCGTAATACTCTTGCCAGTCGCTGTCTATTTTGCTTCTAATCTTCTTTTTCTTTTTAGTGCCGTTTTTGAGTTTAACTGTTTTATAAGTTGTTTTAGAGAATTTTGCGAGTTTTTTGCCTATGTACATACGCCCGGAAGTCGTGTTAGTGATTATGTAAACAAATCCAACACAATCTTCGGGTAGTGTTTCAACTATATTATTATCGTAGTACCAAGACATACACTAATTAGCGACATCTTGGCACTGAGCCTGTGAGTTTTGATTATACTATTTCCCAACGGGTAATTGTTGAGCTTGCCTTGACTAATTCTAATACTTGTTCGCGATCAACTGGACCGTCGTTGACTTCTGTTAAATGCCCTAGCTTGATATAGCCCACTGCTAATTTTGGATCATCAATTGCATAAGGCCATGTAATTTCAGAGCTTGCGTAAAACTCATCAAATCTATCCTTAGTTTCATGGCAGTCAAAGAAACGTAAGGTGTGAGCAGGACTAATTTTAGTCTGACATACAATTTGCTCATGCGGTACATCAGTATCATCAGAAGTAAACACTTCAAACGGATGACGGCCAGCATGTGGATAGTGTAGCAACAAATCACCAAATGCCCAACTTAGACTAAACTGTTCAAAGTCTAAGCCAACAAGATCTTTAATCATATCGGGATTTTCTGGAACTACTAGTAAAAATATGTTAGCACCTTGACTGCGTAGACCTAGATCTATTTGATGATACAGATCATTAAATCTACGTAGTTGTGCTAGGCGTGACTCGTCCGTTTCAACACTTTCTTGTTCGGGAAAATGTGCGTGTAGAGCATTTAATGTTTCTATTGGATTACCTGGATCAACTTGTCCTTCAATGACTCGCGGAAGCCAAGTG